GTCGATCAAGAAGGTACGTACCACTTCATGAAGATGAGGTGGTGGGCGAAGTGCTTCACCTTGACAAGTCTGCTGGCGCTCCTTTCTTCTGTAGTGCTTCTCTTGTTCTGGATCGCGGGATCGAGAGAAGTCGTGCGCTACGTGCTGGTAGGATCGCTCCTGATCCTTATGTGGCATATCGCCGTATTCAGCATGGCAGCGCTGGCCCTAAGGGCCGGCTGGTTTGGGGCAGTCCGTTGGCTACGACAATACTATCTGCGTCGTTTGCGAAAGCAGCGTACAAGGGGCTCGTACGCCGACACTGTTTCTCGTATGGATACCAGAAGGCTGAGGTGGGAGCGTACCTCTCAGAGTTCCAAGCGCTGACGAAGAGAGTGTACTGCCTCGATTTTTCTGGGTTTGATTCCACTGTACCAGCTTTTGTGATTGGTGATGCTTTCGAGATCCTTCGGTCGCATCTTTCCATGACTACAGAAGAGACTGACCTTTTCTATCGGCTTACTAATGACTTCATCCACTCTAGGATCGTTCTTCCAGATGCGAGTATGTACCAGAAGCATCGCGGCATTCCGTCGGGTTCGCCGTTCACATCTGTGATTGGAAGTATCTGTAACCTCCTGATTCTTAACTACATCTGGATTAAGCTAACCGGTGTGGCGTTGAGGGAGAACAGAGTCCTCGTACTTGGCGATGACTCGGTCGTAGCGACTAACTCGAATGTCAGTCTAGACGACATAGCTCGCGTTGCTAACGAGCTTGGCATGGAAGTTAGTGACACTAAGAGCAAGATCGCTGCTCGAGGTGACAGGGTGGAGTTCCTCGGTCACGAGTGGGAGAATGGACGTCCCCACAGGCCTAAGAGAGATGTCGTTATCCGCCTTGTTTTTGAGGAAAAACATCGTCCTCGAGACGTCACCATGACGAGCATGAGAATGTATGGCTTCACGTCTGATTGTTTTGAGGCCTACGATCTGGTGATTGGCTTGATCCACAACCCAGGAGTGGATATTAGCGACACGCTTTTGCGGCTAGCAACCATGGCCCGTGGCTCACCGATG